GATTAGTAGAATTTATAAATAAAATTCCTATTTCTGAAGCTTTAGACAACAATTTATAAGATTTATAATATATTTTTTTATTTACATATATTATAATGTTAAGTCAAGTCGCTTTTCCAAAGGAATTACAGAACGAAATAGATTACCAGCTACCCCCATCTGTTTCTGCTTATACTGTTAAAGTTGTTCCCTCAAACGGGTCAACTTTTCAATCTGCCACTCAAACTCTTACTGCCTCATCTACTCTTCAGTTGCAAGGTTCTAACAGCAATATCATATTTGATGTGCCCTGTGGCCAAGGAGCTACTTTCATTGATCCTCGTTTTAGCACATTGAATTTCAGAGTAAATTACGAGATTGTAAATACTCCCTCTGCTGCTGTCATCACAAATTGTCAATTACGTTCCTCTGGTTATGCTCATTTTGATAGATCATATATTCAGTCACAATCGGGAGTTTTGCTTGATGATATTAATTTGGTCGGTCTAGTCCAAGATGCTCTCATTGCTTTAGAGATAGACGTTGCTCAACGTGATGCTCTCGCTTTAATGTATGGCTTTCAATATGAGAGTGCTGCTTCAAACTCTCAAAATTTAAATCAAGGTCATAAAATTTCTGCAATTGATGCCTCAACTCTTGCTGCAACTGCTAGCAAATATTATTCTTACTCTATGCCTTTGATTAACTCCTTAATTGGTAAGGGAGCTAAGAAGTTCTTTTATTGCGGAAAAACTAACAAGCTTCAGCTAGTCCTCCAAACTGCAGCAATTTTGCCTTTGACTATTGTAACGGGAACAGCTACTACGGCTGCTACCATGAGGGTTTCCATTGATAATATTAGTATTGATCTCCAATATGTTGATATTGGTATGGAAGGTGTGAAAATGCTTAACAAAACTGGTGTCCAATATTACGATGGTGTTACTTACCGTGTATCATCTGCTACTCTCCCAGCTTCGAGTGGAAGTGTCTCCATTCTTTCGGGAATAAGAGGCAGTTCGGTGAAAGCATTATGGACACGTTTCACAGAGGCAGCAGTTTTAACCACTGCTGGATGTATCAATTACATATATGATAGTAAAATGCCCCAAGCATCAGCAATAGCATATAACGTCAATGGAATGCTAGTTCCTCCTAACCCTATTGATTTGTTACGAGCTCCAGCAACTGCTTTCTCTACATTACAAGAAAGTAATAGTTCTTTTAACAATTATGAATTCAAGAGTGGTCTCGTCCCAGCAAATTATTTGGTTTATGCTGCTGGCGGAACTCTCCCAACTGATACTGATACAAACGTTGCTTCTTCTACTTCTGCTGTCACTCAACAATCCTCATTCCATTTTGGCATTAATATGGAAAAGATTAGTAAATTTGGCATTCTAGATGGTGCAAACTTAAACGCTGGAAATACATTCTTGAATATGACGCTTGCCAATGCCTCTACTAACACGCTCACAGTGTTTTTCATTTCTAAGCAAGATATTATTTACATACATGATACCAACACGGGTGAGATCTCAGTGCGTCTCTAAGGAAACAATATAGTGGCGATTATCTAACTATTAAGTTTATCTAATATTTATCCAATTATTAACTTAATAATTGATAAATTCATATAAAAAGTAAATTAAAATATTTAAATTTACTTTTTAACTACATTATCTAGACATTAACTTAATTTCTAGATAAATCATATAAATCTTTAATAGTTGGATAAACACTTTATAATAAATTAATTTATCTATTAATATATTATAATGTCTTTAGCAGAAAAGATTAAAGAAAAGAAAGAGGGTATCAGTGAAAATACCGTTAAAACCTACGTTTCACTTTTGAAATCATTATATTATAGTCATCATGATAAAGGCAGTGAAATAAATATGAAATGGTTTAATAATCAAGATGATATTATTGAATTACTTAAAAACAAGGTCCCATCTAGTCGTAAGACAACTTATTCAGCATTGGTTTGTATTGCAGATGATAATGATAAATACCGAAAGCAAATGATGGCTGATGCTGCTGATTATAACAAAATGATTAAGACGCAAACCAAGTCTGAGAAACAAGATGAGAATTGGAAATCGTTTGATGAAATTAAAAAGATTTATGAAGCTAGCTATACCAAAGTGAAACCATTACTTAATTCGAAAGATGAATTAGGTAAGAAGGATTATGCAACTTTAGAGGATTTTATTATTTTAAGTTTGACATGCGGTTTTTGGTTACCTCCTAGGCGATCTACAGATTGGTGCGAATTTAAAATAAAAAACTTCAATCCTAAAGAGGATAACTGTATTGTAAAAGGCAATTTTGTTTTCAATAAATATAAGACAGCAAAGTTTTATCATGAACAAATCATTCCTATTCCAAAAGGTCTCAAGCTTATACTAACAAAATGGATTAGACATAATAAAGCCGAGTGGCTCATTTGCGATCATTACGGAAACAAAATGACTAATGTTAAGTTGTCGCAACGTCTTAATAAAATATTTGATGGGCTGAAAATCAGCACGGGAATGTTGAGGCACATTTATATTTCGTCTAAACTAAAAGATGTTCCAAAATTACAAGAATTAGAGCAAATGGCTCACGATATGGGACACTCAGTTTCTGAGGCTCTAGAGTATATCAAGCATTAATTCTTTATGCTTTAATGATTTTATATGACGTGATTTATTAAATTTAGTAACCATACAACCACATTCACACATTATTTCTTCTTTATTTTTTTCATAATATTCTTTGTTTCTTTTTAGTTTAATTTCTTTATTTTTTTCACGATATTCTTTATCATATATTTTTTTTTCTTCTTTATATTCAATTGGTCTTCTTAAGTATTGCTCTTTTGCGAGTTTCCTCCATTTTTCTATTTTTTCTTCTTTTGTAATAATTGGTTTTTTATTATTAATACAATTATTATTTTCAATCCAATATCTTTCTCTCCATAATAATTCTTGTTTAGTTTCACAAGGATATTCTTCAATTAATAAAATTTTATAGTCGCCTCTTTCTATAATTAGTTTTGATGAATGATTATGACATTTATGTTGTTCTAACCTTCGCTCTAAAGTATTAACTGTAGAACCAATATATATATCACCAGTAATATTACAAATTATTTTATAAATCTTTCCTTTTGAATAGTCAGTCATTTGATTAGTCATATATACTGTTTAGTCTTTAAGTTCATTTTTAAATAAATATCGGCTGCCGTTTTATTTCCTCTACAGAGTGACTATGAAACGGATTTGGATTATACGGGTGAATATCTTTTAATGTTTTTTCATCATTTGCGAAAGCACTAACAGCATCTCCTTCAACACGATAATTTGTTACGTTTGGTCTAGGCTTTTGATTTATTAATGCGGCATTTAATGTGATTGCAGTATCCTCTGGTTTTGCTATTCTAGCAACTGTTCCTCCTCCAAGAGAATGGCCCGCTAATACAAAACGAGCATTTTTATATTTTTCCTTTGCTGCTAAATAGCTTTGATTATCTGCGTAATACCGAGGTGTTTCTTTTATTCTATTTAATGCTGTGCCAGCTATATTTGTTCCTACCCAATCCTTAACAAATTGCACTGGCTGTTTTAATGGTGTCACACTACTACCATTACTAACAAATATTACCTTTTTGCTAACTGGATTATAAGCTACTAAATGCTCATTATTTGTTAGTGTGGGATCTATTATATAACCAAATTTCTTCAGACGTTTCTTTTGCTTACGCTCATTTCTTAAATAACCGATTTTGAGTGCTTTATAAAGCGATAACTTTTTAGGCCGTTTTAGCAATTGGTAGTCCATTTAATAAGTTATTATATTATATTATTATATAATATGATTATTAAAAAATTATCTAGGCCTAAAATCAAGCCAGTTTTAATGACATGTGATGGATCAATAGATAAAAAGCTGGAAGAGCATGAAGCAGTTAACGTTTGTTTCAGTCGCTATTCATTCACGATTGCAGCGGGCCGAATGGGATCTGGCAAGACTAGCACCACATTGAGTTTGCTGCGTGACGTATTTTCTCAATGCTTTCATAATATATTTATTATTATTCCAGAGAATTCGCTACACTCCATTCCAGTAAAAGACAATCTATTTTTACCAAAAGAAAATGAAAGTAAATTTATTTATCATGATTATAGCGAAGAAACATTACAAGAAATATTAGATCAATTACATGATGAAAGTGCCGATGGTTATAGCTCTTTGTTAGTTATCGATGATTTTGGACAGAAATTTAAAACTGATAAACGTTGTGAAAATCTTTTAAACACTATTATCATTAGAATGAGACATTTAAAAACTAGTATTTTTTTGCTTACCCAGAACATATATCAGAACCCGAAGAAATGGAGAGAAGTTTGCACTAACCTTATTTGTTTTGATTTGGGTAAATCACAAATGGAAAAAATATTCAATGAATTCTTTGATTATAAAAAAGAACAATTTGATGAAATAATGAAACTGTATAAAAACCCATGGGATTATTTGCTACTCAATTTAAAACACAAACGCCTTTTTTTCGATTATAATGAAATTCTATTTGATGATAAAAAATAATATTATTATATATTATATGGAAAAGAAGATTAAGCGTAAGTCTAAATCTAGAAAGAGATCAAATTTAAGAAGCAAGATTAGCCAAAAGGTTATTCAAAAAGTCATTGTTAATATTGCCGAGCAAAAAAAGGCTAAAAAAGTAAGACGCAGACAGAAACGCAAGTTCCAACGTGAAGCTGAGGATTTACAATTGCAGCAACCGAGTGTCCCCGCAACTGTAGTTTATAATACTGGAGCCGCATTTGTTCCTCCTCTTCTGGGAGGTGCTTCAATAATAATTCCGCAACCAGTATCTGTAAAGAAACCCCAATACATTGAAGTGGAGGAGCCAAGTGGTATCATTGAGGTTCCAACTAAAAGAGAACAATTATCTGATTTAATGACACCAGTTCCTTTGCCAGAAGAAAATATAAGTAACAGTATTTTTACTGAGCCAATATATGTTAGTAGGGAACGAGTTGAGGGTAATTATTCTTTTGATAAACCAGATATGTATTATGAAAGGCCTCCAGCCTCATTAACTGAAAATCAAACCACTTTTAAAAAAAGATTTATTCCACAATCATTAGGTGAATTTTTAATGTCTCGACCCGAAGAAGAAGAAGAAACCATGAGTAATATTACTGCAACTGAACTAAGTGAAGTTAAACAACCTATAAAAATAAGTAAAAGACGATCTACTGAAGACATTGCTAATGCTCGCCGTGATGAATTATTTAAATTGTATGTGGAAGGCGTTGGGCTAGCTAGAGATAAGTCTGAAAAATTAGTTGCTGGTGTAGAAAATAAAAATTTAGCTGATGAAATTAGAAAAGCCAAAAATGAAATTAGAGGTATGGGGCGAAAAATACCGAAATAATTAACCCTTTAGCCCAAAACCAATTAAAATATAGCAAAACATTAATTATATTTTGTTATATTATATGTCATATTTAAACGGTGATTATGCTAATGTTGATATTCAATTAGATGGTGAAGATAGTTCGGCATCAATATTTAATGGCGACAACATTTATACGGGTAACAATATTTACACTGGTAACAATAGCTTTACTGGAACTAATGTATTCAGTGGAATTAACAACACTTTTACGCAACCTATTTATACAAATGGAATTAGTAATACTGGTGATATTTCAACAACTACTTTTACTGCAACTGGAGACTACAATACAGTTGCTGGAAATATAACAACAACTAGTGGTACTTTAACTGGAAGATATGTAACTGGTCAGACATTATCAACGGGAACTGGTGGGACTTATTTTATTACTATAACGGGAACCGCTTTTGGAACTATTACTGTTGTTCTTGATTGTAATTTTAATGCTTATTTTGATGATAATGTTTATATAAAAGGCTATTTATTACCATATTTTCCACTTTCAAGCACATCTTATCGAATTGGTTTAAACAGTATGCAGTATTTATTGTCAACAGCATTAAATAATATTGCGATTGGTGATGGAGCAATGCGTGGTGCAGCATCTCCTGGTGCTGGTTATTCAAATGTAGCTAATAGATGTATAGCAATTGGGAACAATGCTTTAAATATGCCGTTAGGATTTCAAGCTGTAGCAACTTATCCGTGTCAAGATAACGTAATTATTGGTTATAATGCTATGAGAAAAGCTTACTTTAATACAAAAAATATGGTTGTCATTGGGGCTAATTGTATTAGTGGAAATGGGACTGGTTCAAATAATTCGGTGGTTATTGGGGCTAATATTGGTTCTAACCCAGTAAATGCAAATTATGAAAGTTGTGTCGTTATTGGTGCCAATAATGTGCTTGGTGTAGGTGTAAATAATGCTGAAATAATAGGGGCTAATAATTTATCATCTGCGGTTTTAGCTTTAGGTTATGCAAATGGACTACATATTTTGGGTAATAATAATCTTACTTATGCTTTAAATTTTAATAGATGCACTTGTATAGGTCAAAATAATTTATGGAATCTCAATAATAATAGTTTTACAATGGCTATTGGAGATGATAATATGCAAAACTTAACAACTGGATATTATGTAATTGCAATTGGATTTAATTGTAGCACTGCTGTTATTAATTTAATAAATTCAACAGCCATAGGAGTAAATGTAGTAATGACTTCAGCCGATAGTAATACTTTTATGATTGGAGGAAATGATGGTAGTTTACAAAATGGTTCTTATCCAATTTATCAAGATTTATGTATTAAAAGAAAAAATAGATTAATGTGTGGTAATTCATTTTCAACAGCATCAGTAGTCCTAACCTTTGAATTAGCAGAGCATATTTATATTACATCATCAACAACGACATCAATTACTTTACCTACCCCTTCAGTTAATGGTAATACAAATATTGGAGCTAGATTTAAAATAATTAGAGCATATACTGGAACTTGGAATAACATAACAATTAATGCACCATTCGGACAAACAATATCATTTAATAATACCGCTAGTTCAACTTATATATTAGGAACAAGTGAAAGTTATGTAGAGTTTTTATGTTCTAAAACTACGGGTTCAACTTGGAATGTGTCATTATCTCAACAAGTAGCTACTGGTGGTTATGTTGATTTAACTAGTAATCAAACCATAACAAGTGGAATTAAGACTTTTTCAGTAGCACCCATTTTAAGCGGTGCTTCAATTACTGCAACAAGTATTCCTAATTCTGCTTTACAAACTACGGTTACATTAAATGATACAGCATCTAGCTTTTCAGCATTAAAAACTTTTACAGCGGGAATAACAGCATCCGCCACCCAAACCATAAACTTCGGTGCAAATGCTCCAACTATGAGTGGTGCTAATATTAGTGCCAATTCAATCGGACAAACACAAGTAAATAACGGGTATTTGGATTTAACAACCAACCAAATAATTACAAGTGGTATTAAAAAATTCGCATCAGCACCTTCAACTGGGTTTCAAACTTTAAGTGGAAGTGGGACTGTCACTTTTTCGTC